GCCCCTGAACCCTCGGCTCCGCCGCCGTTTGAGTTTGACCCTAGGGCGGAAGAGCCCCTCATTCCCATTAAAAGGCTTCTTGAGCCTCTTATTCCTGCTGAGCAGCTCAAGCCGCTGTATGTGGCTTCTGCCCCTGACCTCAGCTCTGCTGGCGCCGTTCCATTTGAAGCGTTCTTCGGCTCAGCCCCTCCTCAATCTCAGCCTGAAAAGAAGGATGCTCAACCCATCGATGGCAGAGGTGCCGCTGGTCGTGATGTTCCTGAAGACACGACCCCTGAGGGATGGCGCCACTGGCTCCTTCTTGAGTCCACGCGCCTTCCCTTAGATCCTGCTCCTGCGCTGTCTCGCCTTAGTGTTTTGATGCCCCTTGTCCACCAGAACGCCCCTGACCTTATAGTTTTGTATTCTCGTCTTAATCGTGCTTACACAGCCAAACTACATTCCCAAACTGATCTTGGCCCTTCCCTTACCGAGCTTTACACCAATCCACGCCATTTGTCCTTAACAAGCGCGATTCGTAACCAAGCTCTTGGCCTTTGGATTACACAGCGTTTCGTTGGCATGCCCTCCCTTGCCACCATTCGCATGGTTATTTCCGACACGTATGTCGAAGAGTCACGCCACGAAGAGTGGCGTTCCCTTGTTTGGACCTATTGCTGCCATAAACACAAAGCTGTAAGTGATCTTGATGCTCAAGATGAAGTATCTATTCGTTTCCTCTATGACCATCAAAGGCTTCAGCGTTGGCATGATGACTCAGCCGTTGCCCTCCAAACGGTTCGTCGACAGTCCCTAGCATTGTATGCCATTGTGTCCACTGTTGGCCTCTTCGCAATTGGCGGTTCCCTTTGGCTGCTTTATCGTGGCATGGTTGCCGACGCCGAAGGAGCAAGTGGTCGTTCTGACCCTAAGCCCTCCCATGCCAAAGTTTCCAAGACCAACCCACCTGTCACCTATAGGCTTGAACGTCCTGTTGCTCAAACCGATGCCGTCGGTGCTGCCTCATTGACCGTTTCACAGCGTGTCAATAGCGTCGATGACAACGCCACCAAGCAACTTGATAGTATCCTCCGTAAGAACGTTGCTCGCTTAGACATTTTCTGTACCGATGGCCAAGTTATGCACTCAAACATTACATTCGTAACTGGTCGGTTCGGATTTATTCCCGACCATTGTTATGGTGACGCACTATCTGTTGGTATTCGTTCTTTCCGCCTAACCCGCCCCGGCACTGGCCAGAGTTGGGATGTTAAGCCCGAAAACATCACCGTTGTTCGACCCCCCCCGACCGCCGTTTTCCCAACAATTGCTGGCTTCCCAGCCCGCCCAGATCGCGCTTGCCTTCGTTTTGCTGACATTCCAGCCTTCCAAGATATCCGCTCCTCATTCATCAAAGACGCTGACATAATCAAGTATTCTAAAGTTCTTACTGGTTACTGGACTCGTTCAAACACTCCAGTTATTAACACTTGTGGTTACACTACCAGTCAGCACACAATACGCACCCCCACTGGTGAGCGTGTCTTTGTGCATGACTCTTTCTCCGTCGACATGCCCTTCCCCCTTGGCTCGTGTGCGGGCCCAGCTGTTCTGCAAAATGTCCACGCAACTCACAAAATTTGTGGCATCATTGAAGGCACATCCGCTACTTCAGGCTTCATTGCCATCTTGACTCAAGATATGATTGCTGCAATGTTGGCTGCCTTTGAAGACCCTGAAGGTCTTCCTGTCCAAGCTGACATTGGCCCCCCAGCCGATGAAGACTCCACTTCTGTAGGAGAGATCGTCGATGCAGCTGGCGCCGTGCGCTTTGGGCGCTCACATGTTGAATGTCCACCCCAATTCATCTACCAACACCACATTGATCCCAAGCTGGGTGTTGCGCTCTATAGTAAGTCGAAGCTGAGGCCTGGCCCGTTTCCTGACTGGCAGTGTGATGAGCATTCTTCTCCCGCTTATTGCTGCCATGCCAAGTGCCCAAGCTATGTGACTGGCATGAATTGCCCTGCCCTTATGTCCCCACACTATTCTGCTTTGCTAGATCGCGTCTGGGACCCTGTCTACGAGTCACTTAAGAAGGCTCGGTACCGACCCCCTGTCATTCACTCTTTCAATGGGATGCAGTGGCACCAGTTCCTGCGTCTGCGCATACGTGAATACCTTCCGTTCATAATTGTGCCTCCCATTGAAGGGTCACCCCTCTGGCTCACCTCTGAGCAGGCCGTCCACGGCCTTCGTCGCGTCGATGGTTTTGAACTTGTCCGCGGTTTGGTCCGTGAAACGTCTCTTGGTTGGCCTTGGGTTAAGTATTCATTGACCTTGGGCAACCAGTCCTGTTCTTCACTCCGCGGCAAAGAGAAGCTTATGTTTTGCCCGCAGCATGGCCACCCGAAGTCTTGCCCCTCGCCGCAATGTAAGTTGACCTTCATTCCAGAGATTTGGGATAAAGTTAACCAGAACCTTGACCGCGCTCGCAATCGGACCCGCCTAGGTGTTGTTTTCTGCCGTGCTGGCAAAGACGAAGTGCGTGACCCACTCAAGAGCAACCGCACGCTCATTGTTGGCCCAGTTGACTATTCGCTGAGCTGTCGCATGGCCCTTTCTGGCCCTCTTTCCGGCTTTCTCCACAGCCGTCATCGTAGCCCCATCGTCGTCGGCATGAACCCCCTTGGCCGTGATTGGCACGATGTTATGTGCAACATTTTGAGTGACTTCATGGATGATACGGACCGCGAAGGTGCTGACCTTAGTAGCCCTGACGATTTCCGTGCTGTTTGGTACGATGAGCTCCCTCGTTATATTTGCACGTGGTTTCAAATGACCCCAGCTGAAGCTGAAGAGTACATCCACACCGTGACCACTTTGCTCATGGAGACCATTAATCCTATGTGTCTAATCGGCGATGCCCTGTATATCCTCTGGAATGTCTTTATCACCGGCCATGTTTTCACTACTGCCCTAAATTCCGGAGTATATGAGTCCCAAGACTATGTGATCTGGTTTATTTGGCGCGCAACGCGTGGGCTGCCTGCCAGCCCTGAACTCTATCAACAGGCCTATCCCCATGCCCGTTACTCCGATGATACTGCCGGCTCTCTGACCCTGAAAGATGGCTACAACATGCACGAGAAACGTGATATTGGCAAAGCTTTCTTTGGTTGTACCTTCACATCCTCTAAGAAAGAGGAAGTACTTCCAGAGTTCCACACTGCCGCTGAATTCCAACTCCTCCGTCGTGGCAATAAGTTCTTTGCTGGTTTCCACCATGGCGCCCTTGTGCTCCCCTCAATTATGCGCCCCCTCAACTGGTGTTCTGACAATTCCCCCCCCAATCTCTGTAATGTGTTTGACTCAGTCATGGGTGAACTATACCAGCATGGTGACCAAGCCCTTTTTTCCTTCTGGTCCCAGAAGCTGCACCAGTACAGCCAGTCCCATGGCATTGAGTGGATTCCGAAGCCCTTCTCTCGGTTCCATGAACGTTACCTGTCTAACACCCTCACGTCTGTTGAGCTCGTCCTTGACTCTGAACCCATCATTGAGGATGCTGTTGGTGCTTCTGCTGTGAGTGCTGGCGAAGCCACCACTTTCATAACCGACACTCCAGTCTATGATGTGTCCACAGAATCGTTCCTTGATGTGTTGGACAAAGAGTATGTCGCCCAAGAACTCGATATTGGTCGTGGCATGCTTGAACATGAGATGCGTATCGCTTCAGCAACTTTCGACACCTCCAAGGTGAACCATGACTACCTTGTCGAACTTGAACTTCCTGGTGATGTTCTTACTAATCCCCAGTGGAAGGCCCGCGCCGAAGGCATTTTCGGCTTCCGTTGTGATATGGAAGTCTTCGTTGTTGTCACCGCCTCCGGTATGGCCGCTGGTAGCTTGCAAACTTCATTCTTGCCTGCTACCAAGAAGGCAACTACTGGCCGCATTGCTAGTTCTTATTCCAATTCCATGAACAACTCCAAGCTTATTGATGCCATGAAGGGCGGTAGCGTTCGCTATCGCTGTGGCTACCAGTGGTGGGACCCTTGGATCCTTACTGCTGACCTTTCCACCAAGAAACACCAAATCGGCACGTTCCGTGTCGAGGTTGTTGACCCCCTCACCTCTGGTGGTGCCGGCACAGCCCCCTCTGTGTATGTCACTGTTTATGCTCGCCCTGTCCGCTTTAAAGCATATGCTCTGTCCCCCGAGACCTCATTCCCAATGTCCATGACCGCCCGCGCCCGCCACATCGAGCATTTCATGTCACGTCCCGTGATTGAAGACGGCTCTGGTGCTTGCCTCATTGAAGATGCCATTGGTGCCTCCGGTAAAGATGTTGTCCTTGACCGTGGTCCTGTCGAAATTAAAATCTCCGCTGCTCCAACAGCTCCCGCTGAGAAGAAGGACAAGAAGTCCACGGGCAAAGATATTTCCATGCCCAAGCCCAAGAAAGAGGCTGCCGCTAAAGCCACCTCCATTGTTGCCAAAGATAAGGCCCCTACTCCTGCGGTTGCCGCCGTCGGTAGCAACACCTCCGTGATCACCGCTGACGATTCGTTTGGCAGCGGCATTGGAAAGTTCTTTACCAATGTTGTTAATACCGTTGGCCAAACCATTGCCTCAGTTGCTCCCTACGCTGAAAAGATCATTGGTGGCCTCGCCACTGCCCTCCCGTTCCTCTTAGATTACCCCATTGATGAACGTACGGCTATGCCCACCCGTCCTATGGTTGGCCTCAATTACCGTTATACTCGTGGCCTGTCCCCCGCTGAGACCTTTGGCACAATTCCCCTTGCTCGCGTTGACCCCTGGCCTGCCTTCCAACCACGCCTTGAAGACATGGCCCGTCAGCCTGGCCAGATCATGGCTCGCATGCAGTTCGATGACACCGCTGTCGTTGGCACCACCATTTGGTCATGGCCAGTGTCTCCTGTTCGTGCCTGTTTTTGGACCCGCACCGGCGGCGGCCCTTTCACCCATCGCTTCTTCCACACCTTTGTGTCCTGGGTGTCTTCCCTTTACGAAGTGATTCAGGGCCACCTTCTCTTGGACTTCCGTGTCCTTGGCCCTCGTGGCGCGTCGTACCTATTGCGCATTTATTGGCTCCCCGGCACTTCGCCCATTCTCACCACGCCCTTAGTTGATGTTGCCGACACCAACTCAATCATTCTTGATTCGTCCCGTTCGGCTCTGTCTGATGCGCCAGAGACCATGCGCGTCCCTCTTGCCAATGGCCAGACCTGGTGTCCCACCGGGTCGCTCATTGGCGCCTTGCCCACAGGCAAAAACCTCCTTGGTATTGTTGTAGCCTACCTTGAACAAAAGCCAGCCCCCTCTATGGCTGGTGGTGCAACAACACATTATGTCCACGTTGGTGTTCGATTTTCTGAAAACACTCGCGTTCGTGGCTGGCGTGGCGTGTCTTTACGCAACGTTGGCCAGTGGACTTGGCCCGAGGAGGCCCCTATGTCTGCGCTGCTCGAGCGCTTTGTTGTTGACCATCCTGACCACAACATGAACATAATTGATGCCACAGGCGCTTCCGGTAAGCTCGTCGAAACTACTGACGAGGACTTTCTCTTCACTGAGTCCGAAACGAACCTTGGCAAAGCTGTGTGCAAGCCCATGAGCATCGGGAGCGTTGGAACCTACAACGCTCGTTCCTACTGGCAGCCACTCATCAGCGCTGCTGGTACGGCTAAGTCCGATGCTTTTGCCTTTCTAGCTGGACCCTTCGTCGGCTGGAAAGGCTCCCTTCGCCTGAACCTTTCCTCAAATGCGAATGGACGACTCTTTGTTGCTCCATATTACGCTGGTTCTGGCACCCCCACGGAGAAGGAAATGGTTGACGGTGGTTTCAATGAGTCCCTTACCCAATTCGAACCCACCAAAGTTGTCGAAGTTGCTTACAATAGCCCGTACTTTTGGAAAGAAATTAACATGGTTGAGCAGACTGAGCGTCGCTACCTTGTCATTTCCGCCGACAACTATTCTAATCCTATCCGCGTCACCATGTGTGCTGGCGACGAATTTGGCTTTGTGATCCCACTTGCCCCTCCTGATGAATCGCTGACCTCTGCGACCATTAGCACACCTTCAGGGGATGACGTTGAGGTTGTCATCCACCATGAAGTAGGAGGTGTTCCCCAACATCTCTTCCGGAAGCCTAAGTTCATTCGCTCCTTTGAAAAGGTGCGGAGTGAAAAGAGCTTTGCTCCCGAACCTCGCCCTCACCCCGCTTATTCACCGTTCCCGGCGCTTAAGCGTGGCCCTCTTATTGAATCCCTCCACTAGTCATCAAGTTACTGGTGAGCTCTCGTGTGCTCCCAAAACACTTTTGGCTTATGGGGGTGGTTCTACT